AGCCTCTAAATATTCTTTTAAATTATTAATAAATTCTGGATTTAATTTTGATTTGGATTTAATTTTAACTTTAAAATCAAATGGTCCTTCATTGTCTATTACAATATTCACATTTTTACCCCAATAAGAAATATCCATTTTATAAGGACCGCTTGGGTTTTTAATTTTAGAAAAATCCTTCTTTTTCATTTAGATATTTATTATCACATAAGATAAAAAAAAGTCAATACAAATAAAAAACCCTGTAGGATTTCTCCTACAGGGTTTTTTTGTGAGTCTATCAACTTACAGATAGAGGCGACCACCGGATTGAGCAACATTATCAGAGCCAAGACCCTTGACGATGATGACATGGTAGTACAAGCTTGCACCGAAGATATGATCAACAACACCATAACGAGTCATAAGACCAACGCGAGGAGCGAAGTCGTTAGGACCGATTGTGCGCTGAATCATAACTGGGATGTAAGGACAATATACAATACCTGTGTCATAATATTCAGGACCCTTATAGCCTAATAAAGCGTACTCAATGGCATCGTTTGCGCTTCTAACACCACCTAAAAGTTGAGCTTCTGTACGAGTGTCACGGTAGATGGTAAAACGACCACCAACAGTACCAACCTTGGCAATGCCTGTAGGTTGAGTGTTGACGTTGCCGTTTACGGGCATCCACTGGAACTCAGGTAACATCTCCAAGATTGTGCAAACGCGAGGAGTTGCAACGATGAAGTTAGCAGATCCACGGCGGTTACGAATAGCGATGCGGTTGGCTTCGATAATAATCTTGCTGTAGAAGTCACGATTGCGTTCACCGAGCCAACGGGCATCGGCTGAAGCAGCGTACCAGAAACTATATCCATTAGGTGAACCCGCATTGAGAGCAATCTGGACCATTCTCATGATCATTTCACGGTCAATTTCGGCCTGAATTTCATAGCTCATGGCGTTTGTTAATTCAGAATCGACATCGAGGCCGTTCATGTTCTTCATGTCTTGCTCAAGTTCGACGGACCAACGAGCAGCTAAACGACGAGTTTTAGCTTCAACAGCGGTCTTTGCGAACTCAAGTGTGACTTGAGGAATGTTTCCAGTTAACTCAAACTGACTGAGCAATTGAGCAACACCTTGGTCTTCAGCAACATACTTAAATACATTGCTTCCGGTCAAGAAGTTAGCACTTGTGCCAGTAAAGCGAGTGTCAAGTCTTTGATAACCGAGTTCAGCACCGTCATTTTGACGAGGAACACCATCATTACCGACAGCGAGAGGGCCGTTGGAATAACCATCGACTCCAGCACCACCGAGACTTGCGGTATCATACTTGTAGCGCATAGCGAATGCCAATCCGACTGGACCAGCCATAGGTTGAACACCGACAATTTCATTAGTGATAAGCTCTGGGAAGGTACGACGAACCATTGGAATTAAAACCTTTGGTAAACGTGCATCACCTGATGCATAGCTATCGCTATTTGAAAGACCGGACTGACCAGGAGCAGAACCACCGTAAACGCCACCGGATACACCAGCGGAGTTACCAGCTTCTTCTAAGCACCAGCGTTCTTGGTTTTCCATGAGGATAGCAGTTGCGAGACGACTGTGATCGTCTTCGATTGCTTTAACACGATCTGAACTGTAGTTCAGAACCGGGGCCCATTTCTCCAAGAGCATGTCAGCACGATTTTTGTCAATGAAGCCTGTTGAAGGTTTGATTGAATTCATATATGCTTTTTCTTTCTATTTTGGATAACGTCTAGAAAAGAACCGTTCTTTTCTACAACTTAAAAATTATATTAAGATCTTTTGAGTTCAGTTAAATAATCAGTAACTGGGTTAAACTCGTTGCCTCCGACAACAGATTCACTGATTACTGCTGTAGGAACTTTCACATCCTTGGAAATAGAAGACTTCTTAGCTTGTTCAGCAAGAACTTCTCTTTCTTCGGAGTCATTTTTTTCAAACATCTCAACTACGTAATTGAAGTTTTCTTCAATGTATGTAGGAGTTTTATCACAAAGGATCTTTGTCAAGTATTCTCTTTTAGCAGAAGAAAACCCTCTGGTTTTCTTTTCTAAGACAAGAGCAGCCTTGGCACTTTCAATCTCAGAAGCAAGTTGAGCATTTGCGTTATGAGATTCATTTAATTTTTCTTGAAGTTCTTTGATTTGGCTATTACCTGTTTCAAGAACTTTCTTTACATCTTCATTGATAGTTTCAGGATCAAATTTCAAGATTTCTTTAATCTTTCCTAATTGAACCTTGGCATATGTGTTGGCAACAGCTTCCTCAAGTTGTGTTGTTGGAAGATTTTTTTCAAGATAAAGATCTAAGTAGTTGCTCATTTCGCCAACCAATTTGTCGCTGAAATCGTCAGCCTTTTCATTTAAGGCTTTTCTATACATTTCAGAAATTTGTTCTAACTTAAATGTATGATTTTCATTGATTGCATCAACGACATCTTTAAGTTTGTTGGTATGGTCTAAATCGATTGCTTCAATTAAATTTTTTAATTTTTCAGCGTGTTCTTTATCTTGGTTAAGTAAAGCACTTTCTAACTCTAAATTTAATTTAGCTGAAACTTTTTCGTTTACAGCGGTTTCGAATGCTTCTGCGATTGCTGAAGCTGTTTCTTCTGTCAATACGTTTTGATCCAAATTTTTAAGAATTGAAGATATATCCATATGCTATAAAACTATTTACTCTTTTTAGAGACAGTTTCATTATTTTTTTTGTTTTTATTGCATCCACAAGAATTATTTTTTTTCTTGCTCTTACACTCATCACAGCAATATTCTTTTTTTTCTGCTATTGTCTTAACTTTAGCTTTGATTTTTTCTGTTAAAATTTCTTTTAAAAGAGCATCAGCTAAAGAATAATCTTTTTCGCAAATTGCTGTGATAAATTTGGAAATTGTATTTCTCATATATTACTATTTACATTTTTTTGAGTGCATTAATGAATGCAATCACTTGTTCTTTTAAATATTGATCTTTGTTGTTTTTAGGAAGATTACTAATATTTTTTTCAAAGGCATTGAAAAGAGGTTCAAAGTTACCATTTTCAGAAAGTATCCATTGTTTGGATTCTAAAATACCATTTACGAATGCTGTAGGTACAGAAGGATCTGCAACAACATCAACAGCAACTAATCTAAAATCTGAAACTTTATTATATTGACCATCGGAGTCTAATCTACCAAGTGCTCTTGAAGATACACCCAATTTAACACCATCAAGAATCAAAGATCTAACAATTTGCCCCATAGGTGTAGAAAGAATTCTGGATTTACCTTCAAAGATATTTCCATTTTGTTTTAATTCTGTCACCATATGACAGATTCTCTCAAGATTGATTTCTGGGGATTGTGGATGGTTTAATTCACCAGTTGCACGATTACCCTTGATCATTTCAGTAGAATAACGATCAACTTCTCTTACCATTTCTTCCAAAGGATATATGCGTTTATTTTTATTAGCTTCATTTGCCATTAAGAATGGACCATGAATATAAAGATTAGAAGGTGAGTTACGGTTTTTTTCCTCAACCAAATATTGTATTTCATATGTTGGTTCTTCTACAAGAAGTTTATAGGCTTGGTTCTGCATATATTATTGTTATATTATTATTTACACTACTTGTGGGTAATTTCTCTTTCTGTGAGTATAATAAATTTAAAATTTTTTTTAACACACCATTGCTTGGCTGCATCGAATTTAGCCATATTTGTGGCATATTGGACATTTTCATATAAAACAGTTTTTTGTGATTTAGCATTACTGAATATAGGTCTTTGTGTTTGTTTGAAGGGTTTTACTTCTATTAAAAGTTTTTTTATCTCACCGCTTGACTCTTTTAAAGTAGCAACCAGATCTACAAAATATCTATGTACACGATTATCCATAGGAGATACATATGGTATTACAACAGACTCAGAACCCCATGTTAAAATGTTTGGATTCTTATCCAACATTCTCATTGCACCCAATTCTAACTTAGAACGATAATAAATTGGCAAAGTACCTTTATATTTGTGTGGATTAAGAGGATTGAATCTTCCTTGTTTATAATTGGAATTTTTTTTAGTTAAGTTAGGTTTTATCATCCAACAAAAAATGCTGTTATTGGTTCACGATCAATTAGGTCTGTTGTTATTTCTTGTTCCAATTTTTCTTTTTCGGCTAGACCCTGACTCATTACGTCTGTATAATTTACAGTTTGATTTCCGAACAAATTAGTACCAGCATATTTTCCTCTAACATGTCCTAATGTTATTTTAGTCAATGCTAACGTATAACGATACACCCATAATTGACTTACTATGTCACGAATTGGTTTTTGAACATGACACCCAATCAAACCATAATATGTTTGTTGTTTAGAAGGTTCTGGAATTAATTTTAAATATTGAGTTTCT